GGTCTATTGTTGGGACTAACTTACACATACATTGATAAACCTCTTCTTTATCATTCTTCATAATAACTTGATTGTGCAATCTTTTTTTAAAACTAATACAATCATTAACATCTTTAAAATATATACCACCTTCTGCTTGCAAACCCAAGTAACACACTAACATAAACGCTGTCATTATAAAGCACTTTGAGGCGTTCTGTGTATTGCAAATTCTTGTATACTTGCCACAACATGCAATCTATTAGCAGTTGCTGCCGTAACTTTTAATATTTCTCCACTTTGTAAAGATAAGTCTTTTGTTAGTAATTCTATTGTTGCATTTGCACCTACAGCTTTTACTTTAAACAAACTAAACACAGTAGTGCCATTTGTTAATGTTATTGTTATTGTATCAGCATTGCCTGAGTCTTCAGAAACCAATATAGAATTTACAATAGATGTATTAAAATCCGCACCACTAGGAGCTGTATATAAAACTGTTGCATTAGTTGTTGTTAAATCAACTTTAGCATTTGTAACACCAAGAACATACTGTGGTATTGTTGTTATTAACATTATCTTCTTCCATCTTCTTTTATATTAACTTGTGGTGTTCCTAATTTATATTTAGTTCCTAATCCAGTAGACTCTAATCTTAAAGCAAACGTTCTTCCTCTAACTCTAAAATCTAATTTTTGTGTATAAACCTCTACAGGACTAGTAGATGATCTTTGAGCAGACCCTGTTGATGTTTGAGTTATACCTGAACCTGAATAGTTCTGAGCTTTTATAGTAAAATCTACAGAAGGGTTAATAGATGTTGATCCATTAAAATTTACATCAGGTATAATTTGATTAACAAAAGAGAATTTTTCATTTTGAGTAAATTTCATAGGTGCTGATTCAACAAAAGATGTCATAGCTGATCCATCATCATCATATCCAACTTCGTGGTTATATAAATACTGATCACCAGTTGCAACAGGAAGATTCCTAATGCCTCTGTCCATCCATGCTTGCCTTGCTAAATTACCAAAATACCATACGTTTTCTGCATAATTATAAGTAACATATGAATTTACCTCTGTGACATCACCACTAGGATAAAACCACATAATTTCACTAAATTCAGAATTAACTCCAACATGAACCTTATCTTTTTCTTCTAAGTTAAAATCTAAAAATACTTTATCTTTTACTGAACATGGTATTTGTTTTGTAGCTCCTCCAGAATACATATAAAATGTATCTACACCCATCCAATATACTGAGTCATCAACAGCTATAGCAGATGCAGGACTCATTATTGTTATGTTTTTAGAAAGCTCTCTAATACCAAATGTAAAAGGAGGTCCAATAAATTTCATAGAGTGCAAACTTTTATTAGTAAATACTAATATTTCTTGTTTTGTTTCTACTGCTTGAACAAACTCAGATCCTCCACCAAGTCTTAAATCACCTGCTGTGTTAGTGGTTGTAGGAAACCAATCAACGGGATTTTCTTGAGATGAGAATCTTATTAACAATGGATCTTGAACACCACTACCTTGAGTTGCACCAACTGTTGTACCTAAACCGTCACATCCAAATGCTATAATATGCCTATCAGAGTCTGAAACTATAATCTGCTTACATATTTGTGGAACGCTTGTTCTTGTACCAGACAAACCACTAGCAGAAACTTCTATAGCTCTAGCACCTAATCCCCCTGATCTATCCCAATAAAATAATCCACCATTTCTAGGATTAATAATTAAGTCTTCACCAAAGTTATCATGCGACCACAATCTTATTTGCGCACCCGGAACTGTTATAGATGCAGAACTGCCCCATCCAACAAAGTCATCTGTTGATAATTCATTACCTTTAGCCAACCTAACTAAAGATCCATTATCATGTGTTGTTATGTCTGTTTGCAAACCTAAAGCTACTGTTCCCCCATGTGTATCTAATCCAGTAGCACCTCTTGTTACGGTCATAGTATTATCATCTGTAGTAGCTGACACTAACATCAACTCATTACCAACTAAAATTACATCATTAGCTGTGTTCATGCCTGTTTCATCTACAACATCTATTGCTGTTTCACTATTATCTAATGCTTCATTTAATGTTGTTGATAAAGCACTACTAGTTGTACCGCTCCATTGACCAGCACTCCAACCAGTGCCTCCAATAGTTGTATTAAGACCAGTATTAAGTTGATATGTTCCTTTAACGCTACTGCCGCCATTGCCAGTATCTGACGAGTTAGCAGCTACATTTGCTGTAATTTCATAAACATTAGAACTTATTAGATTAACAATCTTATATTCTTTATTTAAAACAGCTGCAGTTATATTACCACCTAAACTTGCTGCTCCAGAAAAAACAACAAAATCATTTTCATTTGCACCATGCGCAGGATCTGTAACTATAATAGTAGCATCTGAGTTTCCTTTTTTAGCAAACGTAACATCTCCTGCTGATGTAGTGTTTCTTATAGGAGTTATGTCAGTAAAGGTTTGACCTTCTTCTATATAATATTTTAATTCTGTACCAACACCTAAAAAATCTGAACCATCTAAAGCAACCCAGTTATGAAGTCTTCTTGCTGTTCCTTCATATGTACTAGCTGAATATTTTGACCATCCACCCATTTTTTCAGGTGTTCCTAATCTAAATCTAATTTTATCACAATCAACAAATCCGCCTTCATTGCTATATGGAGTTATATCGGAAACTATACCCGGTTTAAATTTTAAAGGTAAAAATGCCATTAAGCTAATCTCCCAGCTACTGTCCCGTTTTGTGTTAAGGAAACATTACTATTACCTAATATGTAATACCCTGCAGAACCAGCAGCTGATCCGCCTGCTCCATTTGTTGGAGCGGTTGATGGATAAGATATAGATGTTCCTGAACCATTGCCACCAGTAGAACCAGCTGTGCCATTTGCACCTAAAGCTCCACCTGCTCCACCTGCACCACCAGATCCTGCATTTGTTCCTCCACTTCCTCCACTACTACCAGAAGCAGCAGATTGTGCAAAACCTTGACCAACACCACCTGCACCAGCAGAGCCACCAGAAGATGGTGATCTAACAGCAAGAGATATGGAAGAATACATATTATTGTAAAAAAACTGACCACCACCACCAGTAGAGCTTCCATAAGGACCTTCAGTATAATTACAGAAAAAATACGTTGTATTTGCTGCTAAATTTGCTTTTGCACTCCATCCAGATGTTGACCAAGATGTGCCTGCTCCATAATCATCTCCTCCTTGACCTTGGCTTTTTGTGTCTTCTGCAGTACTTATATTAATAACAGGATTACCTTGATGCCCTCCATAGTTATTTTCTGGAAAAGGATTATTTATGCTTGCGGATAAAGTATATTCTGCTTGAGTGTTGACTTGAAAACTATACCACATTGGACCCATGTTAGAAATACTAGAGTTAAGTTGTGTTCCTTGTTGAACATTAAGTCCCCATTCACCACTACCTATACCTGACCAAGCTCTTGGTCCAAACTGCGTATTAACAGCATAAGACACAAAATCAGGCTTATCTCCTGTTTTATCTGTAACACTAGATGCTTGAGCTGCCACAGCAGCGCTACCTATTCCACCTACACCACCGGAACCACCACCGCCACCACCGCCTTTGATATTAGCACTACTATTATTAACAACAGTTACTGCAACAGCAGCATTAATTGCAGTTCCTCCATCTTGACTAGCAGAACCACCTTGACCATATATATTTCCTGAATTAGTAACTGTTATAGATCCTGAACCACCAGAAGCAAAATCTAGTGCAGGAGTGCCAGAGGATGTGCTATATAAATTAACACTAGAATTTACAACAACTTGCTTTGGATAATCTACTGCGTAATCATCGCCAAATATACTAGTGCCAGATTGTTGTGTCGTATTAGAAGAAAATGTTTTCTTCCAGCCTTTAGCTTGGGAGTAAAAATTATTAAAACTAATAGCGCCACTTGTTGGAACACCAGCTGCTAAATTAGTTGCTGTGTTGTTTGAAGCATTAGATTTTACATTAGTATTTGCACCACGATAAAAACTAGATATATCTATAGCGCTACTTCCTCCAACAAATTCAGTTCTTATATCTGAAGCTGATATTGCACCTGAAGCTGTTATTGTCATTATGGGCTTCCAAAAGCTGTTATATTGTTTGCAGAAGTTACAGCACCACTAGATGCTAATTTAAATACTGTAGTGCCGTTATATTTAAATAATAAATCATTGTCGCCAGTATCTAATATTATAGACCATTTACTAGAGCCAAATAATATAGATTTACCATTAGTGTCTAAGTTTCCACCTAACTGAGGTGTTGTATCATTAACTAAGTCAGTTGGAACCAAAGCAACATTAGCATTTGATCCAGCACCATCTGCATAAACAATATTAGTAGCTCCGTTAGCTACAGCAACAGTTGTACCACTACCACCACCTTGTTTAATTGTAGCTGTCTGACCTGTACTGTTTTTAAATATATACCATTTTTGTTGATCATTAGGATCTATAGTTAAATTAAAAGCTCCAGATGGTGTCCCACCTAATATAATAATCTTATGATGACCGGGAGATAAGGTTCCATCACTTGCTGTTAATGTTGTATTACCACTAACAGTTAAACTAAGAACTCCATTTACTGTTCTATCTACAATATCAAGATTGTTATTAGTGGTTGTCCCCCATGTTCCAGCTTGTTCACCTGAACCTATTTTTTCTAATCCACTATTGTTTGTATATGTACTAGCCATTTTTACCTCATTCTTATATTTCTGTCCAAGTTTCTGTTCCTGATGGATTTATTACTGTATACGTTTCATCTTCTGCTGGATCTATATTTATAAATAACAAGTCTCCTTGAGCTACTTGAGTAAAAACACCAATTTTTGTTGCAACACCTGAAAATATAGTAGTTCCATCTGCATCTTGTGTAAAGTCTGGCTCTAATGTTGCTTGACCTACTTTTAATCTTACCCCAACAGATGTCTTAGTGTAGTTAAAATCTAATTCAGCATTTGAGCTTCCAGATACATATAGCCCTGTTGATGTTTGTATAAAAGCAGGAATTAATGTTGCAACACCAGATATAGTTCCAGCACCTGCATTTGCTATAGCTCCTATAGCACTCATCTCTGCAATACCAGCTTGTAATATACCGCCTACATCACCAAAAGCAGATTCAGCAATGGATGAGTAACCTAACATTAATCAGCATCCTCTATTGTGTTGCCATCTATCTTTTCCCACTCAAGGATTGCTTGGTATTCTGTGTTGGCAGGGTCTAGTGGTACAGATAAAGCAAGATTGCTATCTTGTTGAGTTACTTGATAACTAACAACTTGTCCATCTATAACGTTTTTCTTTACTATTTTAATATTCATAATTATAACTCCGATGTAAATGCTAATCTTGCACCAGCATCAATAGACCTTATTACACCACTTAAAGATATTGTTCCACCAACACCTGTAGATGAATAAACTATGACACTATTTGTATTTATTTGAAGAATAATAAAGTTACCATCAAAGCTATCACTGGGAGATTCCAGATTAAAATGATTACTACTATTAGTTGTAATAATTGTTGGTGCTGCTCTCATTATTGTAGGAAAATCAATATATGTTCTTAATTGACTAGAACTTATATATGTACCTATTCCTACTGATTGACCATTACCATCTATCTTTTGAAAATAATACCTCTGACACAAAGCTAGTTCTTCCCCAAATGACCTATGCTCAAATGGTGTGGCTTGTGAGCCTACTTCTAGTTGGA